CACCCCGCGCGATCAGCAGTCGATCGAGATCCGCGAGGCGAACCGCACGGACATCGGCGCTGTGCTGGACACCCCGCCCGTGTTGATGGGCACACCCGGCGCGAACTACGCCGAGGCGGACAGCCAGCGCCTGGGTTTCTGGGAGAGCTCGATGGATGACGCCGCGCTCATCGCCGAGGGCCTCACCAAGCTGGCGCACATGTTCACAGGGCCGCGTATCTTCGTGGTCTTCGATTACACCGACGTGCCCGCCCTGCAGCGCAGCCGCACAGCCCAACTCGAGCGCACCGCGTTGCTCGTTGAGCTGGGGGCCAGCCCCCTCAAGGCCGCGCAGTATGAAGGCCTGGGGGATGCCCCCCTGCCCCTGGTCAAGCCCACGCCGGTGCCCTTTGGCGCTGCTCCCCCCGAGCCCACCAAGGCCCCCGCCGATGACCTGACCGAGCCCGAGGGCGACGATCCACCCGAGCCTGACCCCAGGGCACTGGATCGCGCATTCTTCGGCCAGACCCGCTCGGAACTCACACCTGAGCAGCGCGGCGAGATGTGGGCCAGCTGGGCACGCGCTCAGCAGGAGCCCCTGCAGGTCAAGATGGCCGCGCGCATGGATCTCGTGTTCGCTCAGCAGCTGGGGGATGTCCTCGCCAAGCTCGAGGCCACCGAGCGCGCCGCGGGCGATGTGAGCCCCCAGCTGGTGCTCTTCAACGAGGAGGAGGAGCTACTACGCGTAGCGAAGGCGCTCGAGGGCCTGATCGCTGAGGGCATGGGCTCAGGCTTTGACGCGCAAGCCGGCGAACTCGAGGCAGATATCACCTATGACACGCGCACCGAGCACGCAGCGCGCCGCGCCGATGGGGTGAGCAGGCAGATCAACGCCACCACAGGAAAGCGCATTCAGGACCTGGTAGATCAGGCCGCCGCGAACGGTGACACCACGCAGGAGCTGGCCGCAGCTATCGGGCAGGATCCCGCCTTCGACGCCAGCCGCAGCACCACGGTGGCGCGCACAGAAAGCGCGTACGCGGTCAACAAAGGCCAATCCCAGGCCCACACCCAGGCCACCGCCGCGGGCGTCGCGTTTAAAGTGATGTGGCTCAGCGCCCGAGATACCCACGTGCGGGCCTCGCATGTAGGGCTCGACGGTGACAAGGTAGACCCGGGCGAGAAGTTCGTCACCGACACGGGCAACGAAGCGATCGGGCCCTCGCAGTTCGGGATAGCCGGCGAGGATATAAACTGTAGATGCACCACGATCACACGCAGGATCCAGACATGAGCGAGTGTAAGCACAACGAAGGCGTCCCCCGCAGAAACTGCGTGCTGTGCATGACACCGGCCGAGAGGGCTATCCTCGACGTGATGGCGGTAGTGGAGAACTCCGGCTCAAGCATCGCGTTGACTGACGCTATCCTCTCGCTCGAACAGGCAAGGGCCAAGGTAGCCGACCACGTAGACGAGGGCCTGAAACCCGAACCCCGCAGGATCCAGACATGAACAAGCGCGATCTCAACATCCAGGGCGTGCACCGCGCCGTCTTCGGTGGCCAGGTGCAGATCACCGAGCGCGCAGGTGAGGACGGCGGCGAGCCCGTCAAGATCTACACGTTCGTGGCCAGCACCGAGCAGCCCGCGCGCGACGGTCACATCCTCTTGCAGAATTGGGACCTTGCCAACTTCGCAGCCAACCCCGTGATCCTGTACGGGCACGATCACGACACGGTGATCGGCCGTGCATCCAAGATCTACGTAGAGCAGACCGAGCACGGCCGCGCGCTCATGGTCGATATCGAGTTTGACGAGGCCAACCCCGACGGCAAGATCCAGCGCGTGATCCACCAGGTGCAGCAGGGGTTCCTACGGGCCGTGTCTGTGGGCTGGATCACGAACTCAGCGAAGCGGCGCAGCAGCTACCCGGGTGACTCGCCTCACTACGAGGAAGACGGCTGGGGCTACGTGATCGGCGAGGAGGAGAACAGCGAGCTCCTCGAGATCTCGATCGTGTCCGTGCCGGCGCAGGCCTCAGCGCTCAAGCGCACCGGGGACACCGCGCGCCAGCTCACCGAAGCGGAGATCCGCGCGATCGTGCGCGATGAGCGGGTCAACGGCGACGCCCCCGAGGCTGACGGTTTCCCCTCCGGTTTCTTCCCCTCCACTTGACACACGCCCCCGCGCGGGGCAAGCATTCTATAACCCACGCTCAGGAGAGCACATGCCTATCAACGAAGACGGTATCCTCACCGTTGAGGATCTGGACTTTAAGGACAGCGTAGCTGTCCGCGCCGCTTCGAAGAAGCTGAGCGAGCACGTCGGCAAGATGAAGGCCGCCGTTGACGCGGGCGCCACCGACACCGAAGCGCTCAAGCGCGACTTCACCGCGCTGCAGACCGAGATCGCCGATCTCAAGGCAGCCGGCCGCGCATCTCAGATTGAGAGCGTGATGGGCGAGGGTGAGGGCCGCATGCGCGCCTTCATCCGCGAAGACGGCCGCGTCCACCTGGGCGGCACCCGCGACGCACAAGGCAAGCACCAGCCCGGCCTGCTGGACGCCCTGCCTACCTGTGAGAGTATGCGCGACCTGCAACGGGCCAGCGATGATCGCCAGCTCGTGCGTCACATCCTGGGCGAGGGCAAGCTCACTCCCGAGGCCGACGCCCGCGTGCTCAAGGCTATCCGCGCCCTCCCCCGCGAGATCCGCGAGTCCGTGCGCGCTGCCTTTGTCGACGTTGACGGCAGCGGCGGCGAGTGGATCAAGCCAGGCCAGCTGCTCACCCTTGAGCGCGACATGGCCCCCCGGATCTCCGATCTGGAGATGCTGTTCGATGAAGTCAGCATCAACAACGTGAGCATGATCAGCCCCGTGATCACCAGCCGCGTGATCCCCTACCGCTACGGCGCGCCCACGGGCAGCGACCCCGCGAACTACAAGCTCGACAGCTTCGGCACCGATGAGCGGACCTTCACCACGGACGGCCTGGCCGCTCGTGTGCAGCTGTCCCGCGACGCTGTGGAGGATTCCCTGTTCGCAGTGCTCCCCGAGGTACAGGGCCTGCTCGCTGACGGCCTGCGCGACGGCAACGGCGACGCGATCATCAACGGCTACGCCGTGGCTGACGGCAATCACCCTGACACCCTCCCCGGTTGGACCTCGGATGGCTTCTGGCCCACCCGGATCCCCGGCGGCGACATCGACCACCGCCGCAGCTTCACCGGCTTGCGTCACCGCGCCCGCGGGATCAGCGGTGCCCACGCAGACGGCGGCGCCTACGCCACCATCGCGGATTACATGGGTGTGCGCTCCATGCTGAGCAAGCCTTATGGCCGCGCGCAGGACCTGGTGTACCTGGTCAGCTACACGCACTACCTCAGCACGATCATCAAGCTGCCCAATGTCCTCACCGTGGACAAGTACGGCAGCCTGGCCACCGTCGTTACCGGCGAGGTAGCCCGCATCGGTGGCGTGCCTGTCGTCGTCGCCGACTTCATGAACCAGGACCTGACCGCCGCTGGCATCTACGATGGCGCGACCATGACCAAGAACGGCCTGCTCCTCGTGGCCCGCTCGCAGGTCAAGCGCATCACCCGCCGCGGCGCCACCGTGGACCTGGATCGCAACATCCTGAACGGGATGATCGACGTGGTGGCTACTGCCCGACGCGGCCTGCGCTTCATGGGCCCGGCTACTCGCAAGCAGGTGGCCTGGATCTACAACCTGTAGGCCTTTGCCTTCGGTGAGCCCGGGCTAACCCCCGGGCCCCTTCCCCCACTTTCGAGGATCCCCATAATGTCCATGCGTGTTGTTGAAAACTACCGGGTCGAGAAGCTGATCGCAGCTCAGCCCGCCGACCTCATCGCTGTGCCCCCGCACGCCGATGACACCGATCCAGCTATGACCCTGGTCAAGGCCGAGATCATCCATGATGCCAACGTCACCCTTGACGGCACCGACTTCTGGACCCTGACGATCGAGGACCTGGCCAGCGTCGCGCTGTGCACCCCGATCAGCTCCGAGGCCACCAGCTACACCAAGGGCGTGCCCAGTGAGATCGTTCTCCTGACCACCCTGGACCAGCGCGTGCTGGCCGCCGCCTCCCTGCAGCTGGCTGTGACCAAGGCCGCCAGCGGCATGGACATCGCCGCTACTGTGCGGCTGACCTTCGAGCGGAGCCGGATCTGATGTTGCGCGTCCGTCTGCTTAAAAAGGGCGTCTTCGGCAAGGGTGGTTACTGCTCTACCTGGACCGAAGGCCGCGTCCTTTTCGCCGGTGATGATGCCGAGATCAGCGAGCTTGACGCCGCGCGGGTCCTGGCTGACTTCCCTGGTGTGTTTGAGCAGGTGGGCGCACCAGTTGAACCGAAGACCGAGCCCGCCCCCGGCTGGCCGGTCGAGGTCAAACCCGAGCCCGTGGCTGAGCAAAGCACCGGGCCCGTGTGGCCCCCTGCGGGTCTCCAGCCCCCCGCCCGGGCCGGCCTGACCGAGGCTGGGCTGACCACCCCCGAGGCCGTGAACGCGGCCACAGACAAGGCTATCGTTGACCTCAAGGGCGTGGGCAAAGCAGCCCTGCGCGTGCTGAGGGCCTGGGCTGAGGGGGCGTAGATGGCGATCCTCACCCCCGCTCAGGTAAAGGGCAGCTACCTGCCCTCGATCAAGGTCGCCAGCACGGACCAGGACACCGAGATCGCCGCGAAGATCGAGCAAGCCGATCAGCTGATCGCGACCTACATTGGCCGCCCGCTCAACGCTGCGGGAGATCGCACGCTGGGCAGCGTCGCCTATGACGAGTACAAGGCGCCCCCGCACACGAAGACGCTCTACCTGAACGGGCTCCCCGTCACCGCGATCGCCTCGGTCTACCGGGTGAGTTCATCGGGCACCGAGACGCTGATCGATTCAGACGACTACGCGCAGCGCGGCGGGTCCATCCGCCTGCTCAGCTCCAGCGAGTGGGCGAGCCTGGGCGAAGAGATCCGCGTCAAATACACAGGCGGCCACGCCACGCTGCCCGAGGTCCTGCGCCACGCCACGGGCCTGCTGGTGGGCTGGCTTTGGCGCCAGCCGCACACCCAAGGCCTCACGAACAAGAGCACCGCGGGCCGTAGCGTCGCGCTGGTTGCCTCGCGGGGTATCCCTGAGCACATCAGGGCGATCTTGCCCGTCGCGTCTATCCTGTGAGCACGCTGGCCGAGTGGCAGCTCAAGGTAGAGCGCCTGGCCAACCGGGGGCGCATCGCCGCCGTACACCGCGCGCTCGTGATCGTGGCCATGGATGCCGAGGGCGAGGCAAAACTGCTCGCTACCACGCGCATGCGCACGCGTTCGGGTGCCCTGCGGCGCTCTATCCGAGGCACGGCCTCGGGGACCACTGTAACGGTCACCGCTGGCGAGCACGGCGGTGAGCCGCTCAAGTATGCCCGGATCCAAGAGCTGGGCGGCACGGTGCGCCCCACGCGAGCCAAGTACCTGAGCATCCCCGTGGGCCCCGCGCTCACCGCCGCGGGCGTGAGCAAGTACGCCAGCCCGCGCCAGGTCCCGGGCCTGCACTTCGTCCAGTCGCTCAAGGGCCAGCCCTTGCTCGCGGATCAGGAGGGCACGGTTTGGTTTGTGCTTAAGAAGAGCGTTACGATCAAGGCCAAGCACTTCCTGCGCGACGGACTACGCGCCGCGATCACGAACTCGCTACAGCCTGCCTTTGATCAAGAGCTGGCGAAGGAGATCCGGCTGTGAGCACCCCGATCCTACTGCGCGACGCGCTTGTAGCCACGCTTGAGGCGATCGTCTCCGGGCGAGTCGTGAGTGTGTGCGGGGAAACGCGCCAGCTCACGCACACGCTGGCCGGGCTGGTGACGATCGGGACAAACCCCGAAGACGCCACGGGCGGCGGGCGTGATATCGCCGTGAGCGTTGGCCTGGGCGGGGGCGGCACCGTTGACGGTGACCTATCCCGGCTCACCAGCACCGCGCAGCTGGGGATCGCGGCCGTGGTCGCCGCTGACAGCGACGAAGCCGATGAGCGCCAGCGCGCCGCGGGTGAGCTCCTCGCGGACATGCAAGCGGCGATCGTTGAGGACTACCGCGGCGCCACCCCCGTGCGGATCGGCACTGTCCCTGGCGTGCACGATATCAAGTTCGAGGGCTTTAGCGCCGAAGGCGGCGAGCAATTCGAGCGGCGCGGGGTAGTATGGCTGCAGCTGACCTTTACCTGGTCCTCAGCCCTGGGAGTATAGACAATGGCCCTATGGCTTGACAGCGGCTGGAAGAAGCGGATCCCCCTCATGGCGGACATGAGCACGGCCACGTGGCCCGCCGACCCTGACCGCAAGATCGTGATCGACCTCTCGCTCTTCAAGTTCTGGGGGGCGTTCTGGGAGCACGTAGGCGTGGCCGGTGCTGATATCGTCGTCACCGCAGCGGACGGCAGCACGCCGCTCTACTGGGCCCTCACCGGGTTCAACAAGACCAACAAGACGGGTCTACTCACGATCGAGCTGAGCTTAGACGCGATCATCACGACGCTTGATCAGGCGGCGATGTGGATCTACTGGGAGAGCGTCAGCACGAAGACGCCCGCCGCGACGGTCACAGCGACTACGCCGGCCGCGTTCGCCCTCCTGCTGGACGGGCCCGGCTACGCGCAGATCGAGGGCAACCCCACGATCACGAAGCCCGCGGGCGAGTCTCAGGCCTATGCGTTCACCGCGCCCACGCTCGCGGAGCTGTGCGCGCCCTCCGAGGGCTCCACCGGCTACGAGGCCGTGCGGGATCTCACCCTGGAAGTGCTCGACGGCACAGGCACGCCCGTGCCGGCCATGGTCGGCGGGTCGCTGATCGGGCTCATGCAATGCGCGCGCTCGGGCACAACGGCGATCAAAGCGCCGATCACAGGCGGGA